TTCTCTGCTAAAGTTATGATATAATGCGCGGTGTTGTCGCTGTTAACTAAATTGAAATTTTCACATGCATCAATTTTAGCAGACACACCACTTATAAATCCAGTTCTGTCACTACCCAATACAAGTTCCATAGACTCTATAGCATCTGGCATATAACCAAGGAGAAGATCGTTGACCAGATCGGGTGTGTTGGCATTGACTATATTATATGTCTGTTGGTCAATAATAGAGAAAGGAGTAGAAAGTTGATTGTTATGAATATCTTCTAATAATTGTACATCGGATGGCGTAGTAACAGTTGATGGTAAAGAAAGTTCTTTATCTTTTACATGCGGTAATTTTACACCGATTAGTAAATGACTAACATTAAAAGAAATATTTTCTAAATCTACTTCAATATCAGTAACACTATCTGTATTAGAAGAAATACCAGTATTCTTATCTATTTCTTTGGTAATACTCGAAGAAGTATTTACTACCCTATGAACTATATTCTTGGAGACGAATTTCTTCTCAGTTTCTGTCATTATATGCGTTCTTACTTTAAGATGACTCTTGAAATATGATGTATCTAAGAAATCAGCTGTAGTGCCTGTGGTATTAACGGTTGATGCATCGCCTGCGGAAAGAATTTGGAAGTGTGAATTTCCTGGAGTGGCATTGTCCTTATAAATATTATTATAATAAACCTTTACAGTTAAGGCATTTGTCAAGGCTCCTGCTTGTAGTAAAGAACGAGCCACATCATTGCTTCTACCTATAAAGGGTAGAGAACAGGCGGCCTGAATCTTTAAAACATCGGTGTCGGCACTCCGGTATTTCCATACATTTTCGTCGTTGATTGGTTCGTGCCCCCCCTGAGTATACGTCGGATCTCTATTAGCGACGCGCGGGGCCGCAATAGGGGCGCTAAATGAAAATGGTTTACCAAGTTCTGTTAAATTTCGAATGTATATGTCGTCACTCGTTAATGTCTGTGCTGTTAAACTACCTATTTTAATTTCAACCCTGTCAATTAATGCAAGCACGATATCTTTTGCTACATTAGCATTCCATAAATTTGTGACTCCAGAAGGCCTTCTTATTTTGAATTCTACATTAAAAGTTATATCAGAAATAGCATCAGTATCAGAATTTATGTAGAATGTATCTACAGATTTTAATTTAGGAAATTGTCTTAAACTACCTGGGATAACAGTTTCTCCAGATCCTGAAATGTACATTTTTTGACACTTAGAAATAAAAGAAGACTTTACTTCTTCATCTCCTTTATATTCATTTGTTCTACACAAAGATTGTGACCCAGATGAGTCAAAAGTTTTAACGGCTACGTTACTAATGCCCATTATTTATTAAATGCAAATTATTTTTTTTTTAAAATTAAATCGAGAAATGTAATTCGTTTTCATTTAGATTTTAAAATAAATACAAAATTGTAAATAGCAAATGACAAATTTTGAATGTTCTGTGAAAGATTTGATGACACATTCTACACAGGATACAATTACTCCTGAAATACCCCATACGTCTGAACACATAAACACTAATGTAGATTTTAATAGAGAACCTGAAAACACACAGAGAATTGAAAGTAATCAAAATGTAAATTTATCACTGTATCAAAGATTATACACCGATAAAAACATCAAAATGTTAATATTTATAACCCTTGTTTATCTGGTATTGAATTCTGAACAAATGAATACATTTTTATCTAATAACGCTTCATTTTTGTTGATAGAAGGCTCGCCAGGCTTTTTAGGTAAAGCTGTAATTGGACTTCTTTTAGGAATTATAATTGTATGTTTTACTTCTTTTTTCTCGTTTTAGGTCCAATAAGATCTTTTTTATTTGACAAATTGTCGCTTATTTTATCCATCATTAAAGCTACTAGACTTACATTTTTTTCTGAAATATTATCATTTTGTTTTACACCCCATTTGAGAGAAGACATCAAATCATGAGACAATGGAATTCGTTTGCTTTCAAAATTTTTACAATTAATAACATTTCCTTTGTCATCTGGTTCTCCGTCATTTTCGGACATGCACATTTGGCAAATTCCAGCAGGTGTTAGTTTAAAATAAATGTGATTATTTGTGTGATACCCACATTTATTCTGACAATACTTAGATTTTGTATTAATTAGATATAATGTATTATATTTATTTGCTTTTAAAATCCCGCGAATGTCGTCTGCACGGTATCCAGTGACATGATTTTTAAAAAAACGTAGAATACTACTTTTCTGAGAATTTTCATTTGACAACAAAGTAAAATTACCAGAATTATCTGATTCAAAGTCTTCTTCTGTTTCTTCATATTCTGGTAAATCATGAAATTTAGTAATCTCTTGTGTATCAGTTCTTATACTTGTGTCTTGAATAACTTTTAATAAATTACATTTGTATGTATTGTCGTGTGTTTCAGAGAGTTTATTCCCAATGTATGTTGTGTAATAATTATAAACTCTATTTTCATAAGTATATTTCCCATCTGAGTATGTACACTTATCAGATCCCACAAGTCTGAGACCATTTTTATCATATACACATTTATCTATTATTTTATCCCAAGAATCGAAGAATGTTTCTGGTTTACCGTAAATAGTATTCAAAGAAATTAGTATATTTTCTCTTATTCTAAGAGCTACTATTTTATCTACCGTGATGTCCGGCCAATTAAAGTGGTATCCCTGTTTTATGAATACATTGTCACCTTTCTTGATTTCTTTTGAATTGTCAGCTTTTGTTATAATACACTTCATTTCAGGGATGTTATACACATTATACATTACATTCTGTACAGATACAGCATATGTATTTATATCAATAACATTTGAAGAAAGAATATCAAAATCAATAAAAAATCTAAATACATTTGTCTTTTTTTCAACTATACAATTCTTAAATTTGATGTATTTAGTGTATAACTCTTGAAATAAAATGTAATCAGTTGAAAGATCAAGTTTTCCACCGTCGAGCATATAATGTGTTACATTTCTATCAGACGTATTCTTAACAATTTTACCCGTAGAGAATAACCAAACTCTTAGTGGATTCTTATCCATTGTAATTTACTATACACTTTATTTTTATATTTATTAAGGTTTAAATTTAATTGTAATATCATAATTATTAGTATATATTCCTTTCATCGCACTTGGAGACAATACACTACGTTTTCCCCTTTTCTTAGAGGTTACGGTTGCCATCATATCACTATCTATAAGTTCTACATTGCATAACGCGTAATCCATTACTTTATTTTCTATAAACCATCTGAAAAAATTTAGTTGACCCACGGTAGTAACTATATCTTTTTTGGTGATGTCTTCTTCAGATGTGTAAGTTCTCCATTTAAACGTATTAGAATCTATTACAAGTCTTTTTTGTCTGCAAAATGGATCAAAAAATTTCTTTGAATAGGCTTTCAATTGATTTTTATAGTCGATGTATATATTAAAGTAAATAGTTTCGGAATTGTATTTCAGGGGATATGTAATATTGTACTTTTTCGAATAATTAGTTACTAACCAATCTAAGAGTCTTAAAGAAAGAGGTGTTTTTTGATTAATTATATCACTAAATAATTCTAGTCTATTCTTGTAAAAAGCTATTAGAAAGTTAATTAGAGTTATCTCTTTACCATTGAAAGACATCACTACATTATAGATTAATGTCTTGTATCTTTAAATTTATTTAAAGACAGTATAAATTATACATTTAAGTATGGCGACTGAGATAATTAACGAAAACTTTAAAAAACAAATTATTTTTCTTTTAAACAATAACTGGACTGGAAATCATGACATGTACTTTCCTCTTCAAAATGCTATAAATATCGAAAGAAAACACATTTTTAAGCTTTTTAATTATAGATACATCTTTTATATTAAAGATACTGTAAATACAAAAAGAGCTTTACTTTTTCTATTTAAAAATGCCACTGGAGAAAATATTTCGGTGATAGTCTTCAAAGATTTAAGTGTGTATAAAATTGAATTGGATACTTTAGACGAGTACTTCAATGGTAGTATTTTTGAGATTTCTTACACAGACAAATTTTTTACTTTTTATGATGCTTTTATGATTTCAGGTAATAAAATAAATTATCAAACTTTTGAAGAACGTATTTCAGAAGTAGACATCATGCTATCAAATACAATTGTAAAAGACTTTACATTTAAAATACTGTCTTATTCTGAAGACATAAAACATTTCAAAAATTTGTCCGATGACGAAGAAATTTTTATGCTACCGGCAAATCTTCCAATCTTAACAGGTATTAATTTTTCATTTTTTAAATGGAAACCCGTAGAAAAAATTACATTCTGCTTACAAACACTTGAAGAAGACAATAATTTAATTTTGTTGTCTTCTAATTTCAAGAAACTTATTAAATTTGCTAAGATACACAGTAATTCTTTCGATGGATCCGAATACATTAAGCGTATCAAAGGTCTTGAGGATTATAAATCTAATTGTATAATCGAAATTAATG